ACCCATAAAAGGCAATGCCAGGAAGGACCCAAACATGCTAACCCCTTGGTTTCTTTGCAGTTTTTAGAGCGTATGCCAGGCGTTTTCTAAATCTTTCGGTGATGCCACCCTGTTGCCCAAATACAACACCCTGTGTTGTTTCAGCAAATGGGAACAGCGGTCGATACTGAGCCTTGTCAATGTATCGCGCCACCATCCTGATCCTCTGGCCGCCAGGCTTACGGCTTGAGCGACCGTAGCGCTCCCAGATGCCTTCATATTGCTTGCCGCTCATTCCCTTAGGCACGCCCTTGAAATGCTTTGTCTTGTCATTGATTAGCCGCGCATATGTTGCAGGGGTGATGTTGCCATACTTGTTCAGCCGCGTCTTGTCAGTCGATATCAACAGTGAGCTGCGATCAGGAAAGCGTATGCCGCCCTTGATCTGGAACCTTAGATACCTCTGCTGCGCCTTATCGACAAACACCTCAGCCGTCAGGTTCTTCTTGTTTGCCTTGTTGACCTTGAACGCTCTTTGAGTAAATGCAGGCGCACCACCCTTAAATGTCTTGTCAGCCTCTTTACCCAACACGCGGCCCTTTGGTCCAGCCTTGAACGCCACATCATTGAGCGCACCAGCCAGGGCAAATGGGATCTGCTTCCTCTGGATGTCGTTTAAATGCCGCGTTACCTGATTGATGTTGCTGCTCACGTTGATGTTCATTGCACAGTCTCCTCCTCCAGCTCCAGGATAACCACAGTGCCACTGGTGTCCCTGGCATCAAAGATGATCTCATCGCAGGCATCGCAGTTGATGGTGCCGCTGTTCTCCCACACAACCCCATAGCCCTCTGCCTCACAGTGGGCGCATCGGATACGTTGGTCAAAGAACGAAACACTCTTCATGCCGCAACCCTACTACACATCATCACGCCTTGTCACCTCGCCGCCACAGGCAGCGTACCCGGCAAGGTCAGCCCAGCCATCCTCATCTTGGCTGTCATAGGTCAGCCGGGCAATCTTTAGCCCAGCCATACAGAGCGCAACCTGTCCAGGCGTTACATCCTGATCCAGTATCGCCGACCATATTGCAGCAGTTTTGCCAAAGTTCTCTGCCACAGTGCCATACTCTTCACCGCGCTCAGCAACCTTACGTTTTGCGTCCTCCAAAAAGTCAAAGCGATCCTCCAGAGGCAGGTGTGTTTGGTTTATAATCATTAATCTTCAATCCACATGTGTTGCATTTATACTCGACTTTTATCTCATCCCGGTGCAGCTCTTCAAGAACCGTCTTGCAGCTTGGACAAAGACCCAGCTTCATCCTCAGCTCCATACTGCCATCCCCCGCCTCTATCATCGCTCGCCTCCTTTATCTTGCCGGTGCCGCCACACAAAGCGCACAAGGTCCACTCGACACAGCCATAACCGTCTGGCTGTCTGACCCAACCATTATCGCACTCATCGCATCGACTAAAAAGGGATTTCATCGTTTAGCTCCTTTTCGGCTGGCGTTTTGATTTTCTCAATGGTTGCGCCGGGCCAGAGGTCTTTGACTTTATCCACCGCCGATGCCTTGCCCAAATAAGCCTGCACAATCTTTCCCACCTCGTTGACACTGTACACCACCATCTCTCTGTTTTCGCGTTTGACCTTAACCACGTCATGATCGGTGCGCGTAATCGCAATGACGCGGCCATCAGGCATCGGGGCCTCCCAGTATTCGCCGGTCAGCGGATCGCCGATCTTCTTTTCGGTCGCGGCCTTCTCCAACGCCGCTAGACCGCGCAACGTTACCTCCACCTGATGCTCGACATCGATCTGCCTTTCAATCGCCTCATTCAGTCGGTCCATTTGCATGTCAAACTTTTCGCGCAACTCACGCCCGACCAGCCACGGCAATCTGTCGACGCCCCATTTCATCTCCAGCTTGGTCACGGCTTCATCATACCGCACCAGCGCATCTTGCATCCGACGCGCTAATTTATCATTAGGCGCATAATATGATTTAGTCGGTTTTCTCGGTCTTTTTGCCATACTTTCTCTCCTCTCCGGGTTACTCCCTCCCCCCTAAGGGGGGGGGAGGGAGGGATAACCTCCCCAAGACAGAGGGGATGTTCTCCCCTCAGGGGAGTGGATTATCCTAACTCTTTGATAATCTTCACTTCCTCTATCGCGCCATCGGTCTTATGGATGTATCCTTTACTCAATAGCCAGGATCGCGCTTTATTGCGCTGTCGATGGCCCTCCTCGGTGCGGTTTGAGCCGTCTTTTTCCAAGTGATAATTGGTGTAATCCTTCCACCGTACCTTAGGGGTGCGCCGCAAATCTATCAGCTCGGCCAGGCAGTCAAACGCAAATCTGGCGTTCTTCGACACCTCGGTATTAGCCACCGTCGCCTGCAATTCTGTCGGCACCAGGACGGCGCTGCTCTCATCCATCAGCGCAATCGGCGTCAGCTGATAGCTGGTCGGAGGCCCAGCTTCTGCATCCTTCTGCTTTTCAACCCGCAGCGTTAGAAGCCCCTCAGCGCCTGTTAGCTGCATCACGGTGTCACACCCGCCCTGGATGGCCGACGACCCTCTCTGGCCCCTGGAGGCGTCCTTACCGCTGTGATGGATAGCCAGGACCGCACAATTAGCGTGCCTCTGGATGGCTGCACAAGCCTCGACAAACTGTCCAGCAGCCGTTGCGTCGTTCTCATCCGATCCGGTTGATGCCAGAGTACGCGCTACGGTGTCGATCACGATCAGCCTGAACTCAACCCCGAAATGGTCAATCGTGCGTGTCAGCTTGTCCAGATCCAGTGGTTCAAGCAATTTCACGGCCTGCGGCAAAACGTGAAAATCTGTGATTTCCTCCACATCATGATGCGCCTTCCAAGCCCTCAGCCTGGGACCTAGTCCAGCCACACCCTCTGCCGCGATATACAAAACCCCGCCGTGCTTGGTGGCCTTGTCGTTCCAATCGCGTTTGCAAGCCACTGACAGCGCCCAGTCAAGCGCCATAAAGGACTTGCCCACGCCCGGCGCACCATAGATGACAGAAAACCCCTTCTCAGTGATTAGGCCATCCACAAGCCACTCAATCGGGGGCATGTTCATAACGTAGTTTGCGTCATACGTCTCAAAAATGTCGGGCCTGATATCCGGCTCGGCCGGTTCTGGCTGTTGCTCCAGAGGCGCAGTTGCGGCCACCATCTCAAACAGTTTGCGCCGGGTTCCACCAGCCATCAGCCAGTCGATGATGTCGCCCTTTTCCTTTAGGCCGTCCAGCTCCACTCTTTTGATTGCCTTCGCGACGCCAAACAGCTGGCTGATGACGACATCGGCGTGATCCCTGCCTGCATCATCATTATCAGGGATCACAACAACATTGCGGTCCTTAAAATACTGGTTCAGCTCTGGCCGCCAATTCTTCGCGCCGCCGTGATTGGTTGTTGCCACAACAGACAGCTTTTTGAGCCTGTCAGCGCATTTCTCACCCTCGACGATAAACACTGGCGCATCCAGGTTGACCATCATGTCCGGCAGGTTATAGGGCAACGCTTCCACATCCTGCATGTTATAGATCCAGCCGCCCTTATCATCGGGCCTGCGTTGCCTGAACGTTTTTGGCTCATACCGCTGCACTTGATAGCGCAACGCGCCATCCTGGTCATAGTAATCATATTGATGCGCGAGATGCCGGGCTGGCTTCAGACTTTCCTGCACGCGCTTGGGGATGCCAAACTTGCTCTCCATCACGTCGGCCAGATTGCCATTCATGCTGGCTGGCTCATTGAGGCGAATTAGGTCAATTACCCCGCCGCCAACATTCTCCTCGTGGCTGTACCAAGTGCCTTTGCGCAAATCCACCGACATTGAGCCGTGGGTTCCCCAGCGCATTTCATGCCCTTTTTTGCTGGTCGGCTCGCCAAAATAGTGGCGTGCGACCTGCTCCATATATGCTGCTACGTTTGTCATGTTCTCTCCCGCTCTCCCTAAAAGTGAAAGGCGGCAAGGCCGGGAGAGCAGCCCTGCCGCCTTAACCGCATCAGAACAGATCGGCGCCTGCCTCTGCCTCAGCCGGTGTCATAGCTGGAACAGGCGGCGCAACTGCCGCTGGTGCGGGTGCAGGCGCAGCTGGAGGGGCCGCGCCATCTAAGGTCTTGGGACGCTCAGTCCAGCCGGAAATCGTCCAAACCGGAACCCTCCAGGACTGCGTTTGACCGCTACTAAGCGTTTGGGTAATCCGCTCAGTGCCTGTGATGTCGACCACTGGCACTTTGCCGGGGTTTTGAGCCTTACCGGCATCATATTGTGCGTACAGTGCCTTCATCCGGTCATACACGTTTTTTGACGCGCTACTGACCTCTCTCAGCCCGATTTCCTTGTTGCAAAGGCGCACGCGGAAACCCCATTTGTGTAACGGCTTTCCATTTTCGTCTCTTTCCTCTGGCTTCGGTGGCATCGGTTCGCCGACTTTCACCATACGAAAATCGGGATTTGGCATAAACGCCATATAGCCGACTTGCATCTCGTCCATATCCACCGCGACTTGCAGCGGCGTGTCGATGACAGTCTGCATGCTTGTCCACTTGCCATCCTGCTGCACGCGATCCACCAGGACAAAAGAGCCATCCCTGGCATCGAATTTCATAACTGGTGTGCGATCACCGCCGCCACCACCTTCACTTTGATATTCTAACATCGTCTTTCCTTTTCTCGTTTTGACGTTTTGACGTTTTAACGTTGGTTCACAGCAAAACCGTGAACCGGCTTATTACTGAACGCGTCTCGCGGTCAGTAATTCCCACAACTCAGGCAATAACCTGAGACAATCATTATTTAATATCCAGCAAGGGCCGTGGCCAAGGTCAACCTGTTCAGCAAGGTCGGCAAACTCTGACCTTGCCGCCCACCCCCGCA